TTCTGCTCTCTGCCGAGTTGTCTGAATAGCTTACCATCTGACAGTTTATTAATTGCATGTAGCGCTTCCGAGACGCTTTGCACGTGCAAGTTCCAAGTTTTCATTCCTGTTTTTTTCCCCAGTTTTCCGTGGAGTTTAATTTCAACGGGCTTTTTCATATCTTAAAATATTTGTTATTGATAGCTTATGTTTTGTGTCGAATTTTTCTATTCTTGATGTAAGCTTCCATGGGTGATGCAGGATTTTGCCGTCTCCGAGATAAATCATAGAATGTATTCCGTAGTTTATGCCGAATTCTTTGTTCCAGTTATCGTCCCAAGTTTTGCCCAAGATTAAATCATGTTTTTCGAGAGTTTTGACCTCTTTGAATCCATTATGTTTTAAAAAATTTAAATATATATCATTTTTTTTATATTTTTTAACTATCTTCTTGAAGCGTCTACCTTCTTCGTCGTCTTTTCTAGACTTAAAATACACAGTCATCATGTCTGTTTTTTCCAAGAAGGGGGCTATGTCGAAAATTAGCTCCTTGTGGCCAGTGAACTCTACATCAAGGAATTTCTTATAATAGTCTTCGACTATCTCTATGCAAGAAAAAATACCCCAAATCCATCTTCTCCCCTCGAAGGGGGCAATGGAACCGTTTGGCTTATGGAAATCAAAGTAATCATATTTAATGCTATAAAGCAGTACGTTTGTTTTTAGTTTCTCGCTAACAGCTTTGTCTTCCCAAGAGAGTTTTTTTTCGTCAAAATGAGAATGATAAATAGCAAAAAGATTTGAGTCGCCGGTCTTGTCGCTCAACTCTCTTCTGGAAATGACACAGTGCTCGGCGGGGTTTTCGGAAATATTTTTGCATTTTTTTGTGAGGAGGTGGCCGTCTGTTTCCAAGATGACACCGCAGCACTCGTTTGGAGATTCATCCAAGGAGTGTTTTCTAACGCTTTCTTTGATTTTTTCTGTTATTTTCAAAACTGACTTTCGTGCCTTAGTACGTGTGTGGTTCTTTTCTTGAATTCTTTATTGTACTCTTCGATTCTAGAGTAGCAATTTATTTGGTGGTGTAAAATTAAATCATTACCAACATAAATAGCGCCATGACTGGGGTTTCTCTTTCCATAGCATTTCATTAGGATCGCGTCGTGTTTTTTTAGTATAGATCCGTCGGTAACTTCTCCCTCTAGGACAGTTTTAAACCCTTCCTCGGAATAGCCATCGGTAAACCAACTTGGGTTTGATGTGATATACTCGAAGTTTCTTTCTTTTTCTGGTAAATTAATATTTAATTCTTCTTTGTAGTAATCACACCCTAAAGTATAACAATCATTTTTTCCCAAACAGAAGTCTCTCCCTATGTAAAAAGAGTCGCACCCCTTTGGTTCGTACTCTTTGAACTTTTGACTCTTAAGGCTGTACATTATGAATTTTATTTCGTGGTGCTCGCTTTGTATTTTGTCATAATCAGAAAATTCACTACTGTTTATGTGCGAGTGATAAAAGGAAATTATTTCGCCAAAATTTGAGGCTTTCAGGTAGTCGCTTGGGTCAATTGAAAACATCATACGTTTGTTTTCGGCTATATTTCTACATCTTAAGGCTTTAAGCTGAAGTGAGCTTTCCTCTTGGTATAAAATTCCACAGCACTCGTAGGGTGACTCTTCTAGAGCGTGGTCTCTTATGTGTTTTTTGATGTAGTCTTTCATTATTAACCTCCACCAGCTAGTTTTTCTACAGCGGGAAAACCCCCAAATGGTAAGCAACCGGCATGCGTATTTGTGCCGCAGCCACCACATGGGTTGCTCATTGAGTAAACGCCGCAAGTAGTTGGGCCACCAATCATTGTATCTGTGGCTGCGCCGAAAACACGTATATCTGTGTGCTTTTTGTGCTCATCTGACCATCTTAATTTGCACCCTTTTATTGTTTTGGAGCACTTGTCTTCCAGCCAGTAATTGGTGTTGGGTGGAATTGTCGATAGCGCTCCCCCTTCAGCAGCGGGTACGTCGCCTTTCGCTATAAAATAATATTTTATATCATTTTTAGTTATATAAATATTTTGCCCTATGGTGTAGGTGCTAGAAGGATCATACGCTGTTGCCGTTTGTTGTGGGTGATAGTCTGTGCCGAGTTCGTCTGTGAAAAGCTCGTCATTTTCGTTTGCTACAGGGGGAGCTTTACAGGGAAATTTAAGTTGGGCAGTACTATCCGTGCCAAAGGCTGAGATGAGTTGATCGTCAGTCATGGTATCTCCGTGGCTCTCGTATTCGTAAATACAACCTTCTCCCCTGTACTGAAATTGACAATACCTTGAAATAACCAGTCTGGTTGGGAGCTTTAGACTTTCAAAATCAATAAAAGAACCCAACTCGAATTCTAATCCATTTTTACTCTCTACGCTTTTTCTGTTTATGAAAAATATTTCTCTAGGGAATTCCGCTAATGGATCTGGGGCAAACCCTTCGGGTATTAAAGTGTCGTCACCCAAGGTAACCCTTCCTCCTCCTTGTTGAATATCGTAAAAGTTTTTCACATCGAGATACTTAGCGAAGGTCCTTACTCTTGTTACCTTAGCGCCAATTAGATCATCTAACTGTCTCACCATTAACTTAAAGGCCCTGAACATCGATTGCTGGTCCCCTTTTTCATCCGCCACCATACTCATTCTAGGGGTGGGCGCAGAGCCCCTCGTATTGCTGTCGAACCCCTCCACGTACACAGGTAAAGGGTGGTACTCTTCGCCCTTCCAGTATAATTTTTGTTTAGTAAGCTTTAGGTTGTTGTGGAATCTGAAAACGGCTTCTCCGGCTAAAGTAGTTTCGAGATAGGGCATGCTTTCGTCTATCAACAAATCTTCTAAATCTATTTCGTATAGAGTCACGACAGAAGACGGGGCGGCCCTGCCCATCTCGCTAAGAATTTTTTGCCCAGAATGTTTCGATTTATCTATTCTGACCTTAGAGAAGTCACTTAATTTTTTATCACTTGATGGCATATTATGATATTAGTTTGTTACTTCTTCGAAGGTTGCTCGTATGCTATAATTGTCATAGAAATTGAAAGTCACACCCCAATCTCTGGCGACATACAATTTATCAATATTATACGGAGCGGGAAGCATGCACAGGAAAGATTCCTGAGCTTTTCTCATGTGAAAAAAATGAGTAATTGCTTTGGCCTCCGCCGCATCTCTAGTCTCGAAGCTAATCGTGGCTCTTAGCAGAACACTTTCTATACCATCGATGAGTCTTTGTTCGTAGCCGTCCCCATAGGCATGGCGGATAACTCTCGGTTTGCTTTCTATGGTAAAATTATAGGAAGGTTTCCACCAAAAATGCGGCTTGTTGGTCGTGGTTTTGATGCTGTCAAATTTCACCCCCGCCCACTCGTGGTTTGAAAGCGACGGTGCGCTAAGCACGCCGGGAACAGAGGCGTACCAATAGTATTTACGTGTTTTAGAACTTACCGTAAGGTCATGCCAGACTATGTCATTTTTCTTGTATTCCGTTCCGGCATTGAACTTTTCTATATTATAAATGTTAGTACCCATACACCGTGCCTTTTTCCTGATTTATTTACACGTAGTAGCCAAATATATGCAGTGTAATAGTATTCGATGGCATTTAAGATAGTCAATAGGGAGAAACAGGAGGTTTTTATAGGGTCTGGGCAGGTGCATGGAGCGCAGTCCGTGTCGTATAATTGGCAAATACCAGAAGCGCCGCTTGAATTCATAGGCCAATCAAATTCCCTCGTAGTCCCGCAGGGGCCACAAATAGGGGATTTTTCAATCAATACGCTTGTGGTGGATACCGACCCCCTTGTAAAATGTATACATAGCGGGGGTTTTAATGGGTTTATAACCGACGACAGAAAAGATCCTACTAGATTTTATAGTTTTTATTCGGGATATTTAACAAGGTACACCCTATCATGTGCCGTCGACTCATTGCCTCAAGTAAACGGAGTCTTTAGGGTCGTGGGAGACATGGGAAAAATTCCATCTGGGTCACTACCAGCCCAAGCAGTGCAAGAATTGAAATATATAACTGGTTCAACCCCTGCTCAAACCGCACCCACAGGATTCGCGGATAATCCGGGTGATGGGGGATATAGAATTGGTGCCCCAACAAGCGTTGAGATAACAATGGACGATTTTGAAGCCAATATTGTAAATAGTTTTACATTAGGGCTCGAGATACCGAGGAAAGACTATTATAAAATAGGAAGAAGGAGCCCATTTTCTGTGGAAATAGACTATCCCGTGGCAGCGACAGCGGATTTCGTAATCGAGGTCAATGGCGCTGACGTGGGCTACTCAGGGAGCACATTCAGGGGGTATCCATGCAAAGCGAAACTTAAGAATTTTAATATCAAAATAAAAGACTACCAAACCTATCAAGTAATAACGCAATTTAACTTCACGGGAGCCACTTTAGTAGGGGAAAATTACCAAGTAGACGTTAATAATAACTTAAAAATACAAGCCAGATACAAGATATACATAGAGAACCTTCTGACCGAAACTGGAAACCTCAACACTCCACAATTAGTTACAATTACTAACTAATTTCCAGTGTAATTGATAAAGAGGTACAAGGTTTTTGGTCAATGATTTTTTTCAATAATTGCGACGTAGTGGTAAACGGTACAGGGGTAATGGCCGAACAGGTATCGCTGTCTACTTCTAATGCTATTGTTGCTGTCCGCGCTATGGGCAAAAACCTCGCGGAAGGCTCTGATCCAGACGGACAATATTCAGCCGCTGTGCGCTTTACTTACTACTTGGAGGTCGAAAAAGATCC